GTAATCTTTTCTTTCTAGGTTTTGCTTAGGCTTTCTAAGCTTCATAAGATAAGCTTCGTCCGTACTACGAAAAGAAACTGAGCATTTCACAGAACAGAAAACTCTCTTTCCGATCGAAGTCGAGAAACTTTCTTTGCACTTAGGACAGACTTTTAACACCCTGAGAATTTGTATTTTGCTTATATATCTTAGAGTAAGCACAAAAAAAGAGAGGGACCGAAGTCCCTCTCTTTGAAACGCACTTCTGCTAAAGCCTAGATCAGGCGATAGTCGAAGATGTAGCAACTTGATCCCAGTAGACGTTCGAAGCTGAAGTCTTCAAGTTTACGAGGAAAGTGAAATACTGCGTCTGTGGATGGAAACCTGCTTCAACGAGCGCGTAGCGAGATTTCACCGCGATCTTAGGAGCCATGGTACCTTCGGCGATAGTCTGGATAGACTCGGCCATCAGGTAAGGCATGAACTTAAGACCAGGCTCTTCATCAGCGCCTTTTCTACCGATCAGGATACGCGTATCTTCGTATTTCATGTTAGGATCTACATAGATAGTCATTCCTGCGATTGTTCCCAAAGGATAGAGTGCACCGTTGTTCTGATTGATGGTGTTAGCCAATGGGTAGAAAGTGAACTGGGCTGAATCTTGGAGCGCAGTAGCGATCTGGAGGTTGGTAACCACGAAGTTACCAGGTCCACGACGACCGCGTTGAGCAACCACGTTAGCAGCAGCAAGAACCTTAGACTGGATTCTTCTTTGGAACGTACCTTGGTTCTCGAAGGTAGTCGCAGAAGATGAACCGTAGACTTGAACTTCTGGAAGATCGATGTCGATCAGGCTGTTTTCTTTACCGATGAAACGAGCTGTGATTACGCCATTACCTTGGTCTACGAGCGTCAAGTTGAGGTTTACACCGTCAACGTTGTTGAAGTCGTAGTGGTTCTGCCATCCAAGAGCGAATGAACGAGAAAGGATGTGCTTGTTGATCGACTGAGAGATCTCGTTGACCAGGGCGTTTTCCATCATCGATACTACATCGATTCCGTACTGACGGTTAAGGTCTTGGATTTGCTCAGTTGTTACAGTAGCAGCAACTTGATAAGTCTCAGCTTCAACGAATTTCGTGAAGGCTTGAAGACCCATAGTTCTGTACTGAGTAGTTTCACCTACACCACGGCGCATTGGCTCGTATGGAGTCAATCCGTTGGTAGCGTCTCCTGCGAATGCTTCGTTGTCCAAAGGACCAGCACCAGCAAAGCCGGCGATGTGATCTTCAAGAGCGCGAACCAATTCGGCTGAACCGGTAATATCACCAGCAGCACCTACAAGTGTAAGAGTACCAGTCGTGTAAGATGAAGGGTTTGTAAGAGAGTTAGGACTTACAGAAGCAGCGCTGTAAAGAGCAGCACCACCGTCCAACACATCAGCAAGAGTGATCGCTTGAGTGTTGTAAGGAATAGCGCTATAAGTAACAGCAGAAGCAGATGTTGCAGTTACTGCAGTTGATTCACCAAGGATACGGAAGATTTGACCACCGTCGATACGAGATTTACCAACGTATGCGGTAAGTAAACCGTCTACACCTGAACCTGCAGCAGCGGCTGTGAATACGTATCCGTCTCCGGCGTTAGCAGTAGCCAAGTCAGCGAGTGCAGTTCCACCCAAGCCAGCGCGAGAAACTTTGAACACCAAGAATTTGTCGGTGAAAGCAGTGTTTCCGGTTAGACCGTTCTGACCTTTGATGCCAGGAGCGTTTACGTCACGTCCACCGGCGTATACATAGTCGAGGTATGTAAGAACACCAGCAGGGCCGTTCATAGGAATTACGGGAACGATGTCGAAGCCAACTGTTCTAGCAGCAACTTGGATTGCCAATGGAAGAAGCGATGGGAATTTATCGCCTGATCCGAGAGCGCCTGCGCTGTAGAAAGATGCAGCACCGCCAGCGACCGTAGAAGCTGGAGCAACGTTGCCCATTCCAGGAGTGTTAAGAAGAGACGCCTGCGGGTAGGCAAACCCTTCATTGAGTGAGTGGTAGTGAGCGTATTTGCTCATCCAACCCAGTTTGTTTGAGTCCTTGATGCCGGTCTTTTCTTCAAGAATAGGGGCCCAAGTCTCAAATACTTGTGATTCGTTTAACAAGTTCATTTTTGAGATTTGTTTTTTTTTAGCGTTTTTTGAACCGGTTGAGTCCGTCGGCGATGTTCTTGACGTGGTCATTGGAGTAGCCTAGGGGATTTACATCAGTCTTGGCTGTTTCGACTCTTTTTGATTCGTTGAGGCTCTCGATGACGGCCTGATCGGTTTTTCCCAAACCTCTTGTCTGCCAGAAGTTGTTGATCTGGTATGAAGTATCGAGCTTGTAGACACGAGCCTGACGAGCGATGCGATCTTTGACATCTGCCGAACAGTTCTCCCAGAGAGGAAGATATTCAACAGGCATCTCAGTCAGCCATTTCTCGTTGACTTCGACATCGGCAAGCGCCGATTCCCATACCTTCACGATTTGCTCCTCGTTGAAAGATGGCTTGGTATTAAGTGCGTTAGCGACCCTTGATTTTTCGGTCTCACTCAGGGCAAAGAACTCATTTCTTTTGTTCTCTCCTAAGAAGTTAACGAATGGATAACGAGCATCCTTGGTGTTTTCGTCTACCTTTTGTTTTTTGATAGATTCCAATACTGCTTCGATTTTTTTATCAAGATCCGTGTAACGGCTTGATATGCTTTCTTTGACGGAAGAAGAAACTAAATCTCCGCCTTTATTTTCGGATACGTCGGTCGTCTTTCCGTCTGCTTTCGGCATCATGTTCTCAAACATATGCTCTGTGTACTCGGTAAGATTTTGAAAGTCCTTTTTGGAAGCAACGTTCTCGGTAATGTACTCGCCGTAGCGAATCGAGTTGTCGGTGTGCTCTGCTATGTTCTCTGCGTATGCGATAGTCTCGTTCATTTTGCCGGCAAGATAGTCACCGTACTTGATGGCTTCTTCGATCTTGGTGGCATGATATTCTTGGTAGTTGATCGACTGGTTGAGCTTCTCTCTCAAGTACTCAGAATACTTGAGACCGTTGTCCGTTTTCTCGGCGACCATCTCCGCGTACTGGATTCCACGATCGCTCTTCTCAGCGACGTGCTCGGCGTACTCTACCGATTGGTTGAGCTTCTCTCCCAAGTAGCTTGCGTAAGCAAGAGCTTGATTCTGAGATTCTGCCAAGTAATCGGCGTATTGACGAATGTTCGCCAATTCTTCCTCGAGCTTTACGATTCTTTCGTTTTTCTCGTTGATCGTGGAAATGCTGTTGAGTCTTTCGTTGATCTTTTCGATTTCTTCTTTAATGATCAATGAATACTTATTCATTTCTTCGATCGATACAAAATCAGTCTGAGGCATGGTTTCTTTTGTTTTTTCCTTTGATGTATATATCTCACCGGAATCTAGGCTCTCGAAGAATCCGGGAAATTCGTTTGTGACATCATAGATGGCAAGGCTGTCGTCGTTCTGGTAGCCCAGGCTCTCGTTGATCTTGTTCAATCTTGCGTTCTCAAAGCCCGGATCAGCGACGAGGTCGTAAGTAAAGATTCTCTTGATCTGTACCTTCTTGTTCTCTCCGACCACACCAGCGGCACGAGAAGAGATGCTAATAGGAACGCCGGTGTCGACCAGATTTTTGGCGATCTGTCCGCTAGGTGTATCGAGAAGCTTGATCCGACCTACGATCTGACGTTTCTTGGGATCGTACTTAACGTCTTCGATCAAGTGACTGACTTTCGACAATGAAATGTCGAACTTGTCTGGATGATCGAGCTCGCCCAAAAGACGATTCTCAGAAATCTTCTTCTTCAAATAGTCGAGGTGCGGTAGATACTCCTTTTCTTCGTAGATTCGGTGGTTGTTGTTTTCGACGCCGAACTGCGCGAAAACACCTTCCAGGACGTAATCTTCGTTGGACTTGTTGATCGTGAGGTTTTCTCCCGATCTCTCGAGAATCATTAGATACTGTTTGTCGTTTGCCATCTTAAATATGTTGTTTTCTTTGTTTCATTGTATATATCCTTCTTTGTCAACGGTATATTGAAATAATTTGTATCTTATATATCACCAAAGAAAAAAGGATATTCTGTGTCTTTTTCCGTTTTTAGAGTATTGACCGGCCATGCATTCGTTGTACTGTTCTTCTGAAGCAATCTTAAGTATGTAGTCAGCAGCTTCTTTTTCGTCGACTTCGACATGTACCTCGTCTTTGGCCTGGGTTATGACGTAAAGCTCTTCTGAAAATCCACAGTCTACGAGTAGGCATTCAACGAGTTGGAGAAGGATCGACATGATTGCTATATTTATCTTACAAAAAAAGGGACTGGCGCAAGCCAGTCCCCTAAGTGAGTTCTTTGACGGTTTTTTAGTCTCCTTCTTCTGGGAAGACTGTTTTTGTGAGTTTTTCCGCAGTTGAGCGCGACTTTGATAAATGTGTGAGCGATTTGTCGA